CCCTATACTTAAAATGAAAGGAAAGAAAGAAATGCAAATACTAAAACTCAGTAAAATAATCGAAGACTTTATTGACGACCATAAAGAGTTAGAACATGTTGGTTCAGGAATGATGTTAGATAAAAATCCTGAAAGAGACATTGATGTCAGATATAAAGGAAAAGATTATCTTTTAACTATAAGTAAGATATGAGAAGTTTTATAGAAAGTTTTATAGATGTCGGATCAGGATACATCCTGGCCATCATTATACAGTTAACAGTTTTTCCCCTTTTTGGCCTCTACCCGAGCGTCTTAGACAGTATGGGTATTGCTCTAATATTTACAGGAGTATCTATTACAAGATCCTGGCTATGGCGAATGGCATTTAGGAAGTACACATGAAAGAAATAAATATAAAAATTAAAAATATATCTCAAAAGCAATGGGCTAATTTGCTCATTGAATTAAATCTTGTTAAACAGGCATGGAGAAGATTTGGTCCTATTATAGATATTAAAGCTAAAAATTTTGATAGCATTAATCTTGTTAAACAGGCATGGAGAAGATTTGGTCCTATTATAGATATTAAAGCTAAAAATTTTGATAGCATTATTAAATGGGGCAGACGAAAAAACGATGCCGTAGATGATTAAAGAGATAATAGTAATAGCCTTACTATTTAATGGAGAATTATCTTTGGTATCCTTTCCATTTGAAGGTGATATGCATGAATGCTTTGCTTACGGAGATGAATTAAGAGAAGAACTATCCACACACAAATGGGTAGAAGAAGATATAATGAAATCTGGATGGTACCTAAATGAAGGAATAGGAACTTTTCAAGGATTTATTTGTAAATGATAGATATCCTACTAAGTTTGTCGGGTATTATATTGATCTATGCAATAATACTTCTAATGTTAATTAAATGGAATAATGAAAAAACTAAATAGAAGATGCTGCTGTACAAGTATAACGCGTAGCAAGTCTAGCCTCATTAACAATTTTGTATCCCAGTTTAGAATAAATCTTTATAGATTCTTGGTGTGCAGCCCGACTACATTCATACCAGCTGTCAAATAAAGTGGGATATGTAGCAGGAGCCATACATAAATTCTGCCCTAAAAAAGAGCACACCCATATTATTAAAGTAAATTTAATCATTGACAAATTCTCTGAATATCCTATATTATCATAAAAATAAAATGAAAGGAACACATGACTGATAAAAACAAATACAGAAACGTTTCGCTAACACACCCAACATACAAGGTTTTAATAAACTTGTCCAAAATTTTATTACCGGATGCAAAATTATCCATCAGTAAAACAATTGAATCGTTAGCAAATGAGAAAGCAAAGAAGTTAAATGGAAAAGACAAAATTCAGGAAAAATAGAATTCACGTTGCCATTTGTGACAATTGCAAGGGAAATGGTTATATAACCCTTCCTGATGCAGAAGATCCTAGAGAGATGAATGTTCATCAATGCTGGGATTGCGACTCAGAAGGAGAAATTTATGTACATGAGCCCGAAATGGTATCATCTGGCGATGATGATAACGATAGTGGTGGTAATGATGTCACAATGCACTAGAGCTACAGATAGCTTCAGCCCGTGGCCCACTATAATAAAAGCGATAATTCAGAATGAAAAATAAATATTATATATCTTATTTTTCCAAGTCGGATGGAAAAAGAATTAAACGTCCTTACGATCCACGCAATGAAATGCAGCACGAATTTGTTGCAGGTTCCGGTAATCTTTGTAAAAGATATTGGGACAATAGTAAAGATGGACTGAGAACGGCCAACGCACCATGGACCATTGCGCCTAGAAAGTGAGAACTAACAAGTCTATTATAGAGGGTAAGGCAGAAACAATAATAGAATTACGAAATAAAGGATACAGTTATGGTAAAATTAAAAAAGAAACTGGATTTAGTAAAGGTAGTATCTCCTACCATATTGGACCCGGTCAAAAAGAAAAATCTCTGGAGAGACTTCGAAGACAAAATGGAGGTTTTAGAAGAAAGGTTTGGGGTTTTATCTACGGTGAAAGAGGAAAAAAACCTAAAAAACCTTTTGTTTACAAAACGACAACACTTAGAAAAAAAGGGCGAGAATTTTTCTATGGTGATAAACGAAGAAAATCTGGTCAAAATATGAAAATAAAAGAACCAAAAATCTGGTTATATTGGGGAAAATTGTTTCCTGGAATTACATCTGAAGAAGAAAAAGTCCAAGCTGTTAATCAATGGACAGGAGAAAAAGATTATTACGAAAACGGCGAACCTATTCTGTATCCATATATAAGATGTAAATTAACTGATGAAATTGTAAATATCAAAGGTAATGATATTCACGTAGATCACGCAGATGGTGACCGTACGAATAATAGCATTGAAAATTTTACAATTGTTAAAAAATGGGCTAATCAAATGAAAAGCGATGCACCCGGTTATGATATTATGGAAGAAAAATTAGAAATTATGTTAAATACCAGAAGGAAATATAAATGAAAAAAATTCTAAAATTTATATACTGTTGGTCAGGTAAAATTAATTCGTGGACATGGTATAAATTGTACGCAAGGAAAAGAAATGAAAAAAAGTAATAAATACAGCTATATACAAGGAAAACAGATCACGGATCACGCAACAGGAATCCGACATTATGACTTCCAGGGAATGCGACTTCCGTCCGTTACAACAGTTCTTGCAAAGACAAAGAATCAGGAGTATTTAACCGCGTGGAAAAATAAAGTTGGACATGAAAAAGCAGAATCAATTAAGAATCTATCTTCAAAGCGAGGGACAAGTATGCACAAATTCCTGGAATCTCATATTCAAGGAGTTGGCTACGATGATCTTACAGCAATCGGATGCGAGGCGAAGCCCATGGCCAAAAAAATTATTGAAGTGGGTCTTACACCTATTTCGGAATACTACGGTTCAGAAGTTATGCTACACTATCCTGGGTTGTACGCTGGGTCTACTGATCTCGTATGTATGCACAATGATTTGGAAACTATAGTAGATTTTAAACAGAGTAATAGACCAAAGAAAGAAGAATGGATTGAAGATTATTATATACAAATTGCAGCGTATGCCATGGCTCACGATGCTTATTATGGTAGTAGTATTGAACAAGGAGTTATAATGGTATGTACTCCTGACCTATATTATCAGGAATTCAAGTGTTCTGGGGCTGAATTAAAGAAGTGGAAGCACCAATTTCTTAAACGACTGGACCATTATCACGAGCTAGAGAGAGACGAGAAGGAAAGAGCGAAGATAGATCCTGACAAACTACTAAAGGAATTTGAAAAAGATGGACAGTGAAACAAAAGAACTTTTAAAAGAGATTAAAGAATATCGCGACGGGATGGTAGCAAGGAACCTTCCGTTTCAATGGATAAGCGACATTATTACTAAATGGGAAACCAAGAAAGTAGAAACAGTATCAGAAAAACTACAGGGCGAATTAGAACCTATTACTAGTCCTATGTCAGATGAATAATGGAAGATAAACCTAAAGTATACATTGCAACACCGTGCTATGATTCAATGAGAGTTGAAACAACCGTATCTTTGATAGATACGTTTTCAACGCTCGGTAGATCCGGAGTAGAATGTAAATTCAAATCAATTAAATCATCCCTGGTTACACATGGTAGAAACCTACTGACCTGTGGATTTTTAGATTCTGGATTTGATTATATGCTGTTCGTCGATGCTGATGTTGAATTTCAACCGGAAGCGGTTGCCAGGATGCTGGTACCGAAGAAGGATATTATATGTACGCCGTACAGGGTAAAGGAGGAGAGTATAAAGTATGCGGTCAAATTTAAAGATCCTGACTTTATAAAGATAGAACCTTTTGATCTCGTAGAGATTGACGAAGGACCTGCGGGTTTAATGATGATACACAGGAAGGTGTTTGAACGGTTAATGGATAAACATCCAGAGTTGAAGATCAACTTTGATGAACCCACGAGGAAAAAAATGAATAAGGAAATAGGAGCCATTGAGGATGCGATCGATAGGTATATGTATAATTTCTGGGATACGACCTTTGGGTTGGATACTGGAGAATGGAAGGGTGAAGACCTTGCCTTCTGTAACAGGGCGACGGAGGCGGGCTTCAAGATATACGCGAACCTGGACTCGGGGACCACGCACCACGGATCATGGGGATTTCAAGGAAAATTTGGCGATTCTTTGGTAAAGAAGACATAAATGTGTCTGAAATGTGGCAGAAATGTGTTTTAAGCTCTGTATAAGGGATCTAGAAAGTTTTGAAAGTTTTGAAAGTTTTTTTGAGAGAATAAAAAGTGTACTTATGTACTTTTGAAGGTTTTAT